GATAGTGAAAAGCCTGATTTAATAGGTTTTTCAAATTATATATGGAATTGCAATCTTGGTCTAAATTTTGCAAAATCGATAAGAGAAAAATATCACGACATTCCAATAGTTATGGGAGGACCCAATTTTCCTGTTGACACCGCCAATCAAGAAAAATTCTTAAAAGAAAATAGACAGATAGATTTTTATATCTACAAAGAGGGTGAAGAGGGCTGGATAAAAATTATTGACATTATAAGTGAGACTATGTGTCATGAAGATAAGTCTTCTAAGATTCAAGAAAGGTCTAGTGAGTTAATAAATACTGCTTTTATTGACAAAAATGATAATATTTTTATTTCAAAAAACGTTGCTAGAATATCAAATCTTACAAAAATGACATCACCTTATTCGAGCGGAATGCTTGACAAGTTTTTTGGAGGTGGATTATTGCCAATCATTCAAACCAATAGAGGCTGTCCATTTACATGTACATTTTGCACAGAGGGCCAGTCATATTGGACAAAGGTCAGGAAGAAATCACAAGATGTCGTCAACTCAGAGATAGAATATATTTCAAAAAAAATCAATGATTTTCCTGATGACAAAAAGAGATATGATCTTTATATATCTGATTCAAATTTTGGAATGTTTAAAGAAGATATTGATACATGCTCATTTATAGGAAAAATGCAAGATAGATACGGATATCCAAAATTTATTAATGTTACAACTGGTAAAAATAATAAAGATAGGGTTCTAGAAGCTGCAAGGCTAGTAAATGGTGCAATTAGAGTAAATGGATCAGTACAGAGTCTTGATGATGAAGTCTTAGAAAGTATAAAGAGAAAGAATATATCTACAGATAAGCTTCTAGATGTAGCAAAGCAAGCACAGGGCGTAAATTCAAACGTAACCTCAGAGGTGATATTAGGGCTACCTACAGACTCTAAGGAGAAGCATTTTGAAACATTGCGAAAATTAGTTGATAGTAGGTTTAACACTATCGTGATGTATCAATTAATGATGCTTCCTGGCACAGAAATGAATGTAGCTGAATCTAGAGAAAGATTTGGATTGAAAACTAAATTTAGAGTTCTTCCGAGATGCTTTGGACATTTTAACGTGCTCGGAGAAGAAATCGTCTCAGCAGAGATAGAAGAGATAGCCATTCAAAATTCAACTTTAAGTTTTCAAGATTATCTAGATTGTAGAAAAATGAATTTGATTATTAATATTTTTTATAATGAAGGGATATTTGAAGAGATAGTAAAAGTTCTAGAAAATGTTGGATTGTCACCTTTCTCCTGGATTGAAAAAATTTACAACAACGTAGAAGTTAAAAAGTTTAATCATCTTGTAGATCAATATATCAATGAGTCAACTAATGAACTGTGGGCTGAAAAGATTGATCTTGATCATTTTACAAGCAAAAAGGAAAATATTAAAAAGTATATCTCTGGGCACTATGGAAATAACTTGCTTGCAAAGTACAAAGCTTTATCACTAACAGAATATTTTGAATCAGTCTGTGAAATAGGATTAATAGCAATAAAAGATGTTTTGTCAGAAATAAAAGATGTTGATGCTGGAATAATTGATCTTTCTTCAGAGATTATAGAATTTAAAAAGCTAAGAATATCAAATATTTTCGATATGTCATATAAAGAATATACACACGAATTTTATTATGATGTCAATAGTGATATTTTAAAGCTTTCTGAAGATGTTGATAAAAATTTTAATTCTAATAAATTGAAATATAAAAGCCCCGTTTTGTTTTCATTTAAGCTTAGTGACGAACAAGAGTCAATGATTAAAAGCTACGCAAATCTTTTTGGAAATGATCTTGCGGGATTATCAAAAATATTGTCAAGAGTATATCTAAAGCAATTTTTTAGAAATACAAGAGTTTTAAAATGAAAGGAATAATTCTCGCTGCAGGAACTGGATCTCGTTTATTTCCCATAACTCATTCGTCGTCAAAGGCTTTGCTGCCAGTATATAACAAACCTATGGTATACTATCCCTTATCAGCTTTAATGCTATCTGGAATCACTGAAATCTTAATAATATGTTCAAAGGAATTTTTACCACTATATAGAAACTTGCTAGGAGATGGATCTAAGTTTGGAATATCAATAAGATATGAAATACAACATGCTCCAGACGGAATAGCACAATCATTTCAAATCGGAGAAGAGTTTATTGGAGATGACTGCGTGTGCTTGGTTCTTGGTGATAATTTATTTTATGGTCATGGATTGCCTGAACTTTTATCAAGCGCAAGGAAAAAAGTTGAATCTGAAGGCGGCGGAGTTGTTTTCGGGTATAATGTCAAAGAGCCAGAGAAATATGGTGTTGCTGAGATTATTAATGAAAAGCTTGTAGGAATAGAAGAGAAGCCTGACTGTCCAAAGTCTAATTGGGCTGTCATAGGGATCTATATGTATGACAATTCAGTTGTTGAAGTAGCAAACTCAATAGGTAGATCTGTAAGAGGTGAGCTTGAGATAACTTCTGTAAATCAAGAGTTTTTAAAGAAAGAAGCTTTATCCATAACAACTATGGGAAGAGGATATACCTGGTTTGATACAGGAAATGCAGAAGATTTATTTTCAGCATCTTCATTTGTTAGAATGATTGAGAATAGACAGGGCTTAAACATCGCATGTCTTGAAGAGATAGCATATTATATGGGGTATATTAATAGTGATGAATTATTAGCACAGGCAGATATATTATCTGGCACAGCTTATGGTAAGTATATTAAAAAAGTAGCTGAATATGAATCTAATACAAAGGAAGGAATTTTTATATATGAGCAAAAATAGTTTTAAAATTGGAATAATAGGACAGGGATTTGTAGGCTCTGCAATAAGAGAAGGATTGATAAATTTTTATGAAATCTTCACTTATGATATAGACACTAGTAAGTGCAACAGCACTCACGGTGATGTGTGTAAGGATTCAGATATTATATTTGTTTGCTTGCCTACACCGATGAAGAGGTCTGGAGAGTGTGACATTAGAATTTTAAAGAGTGCAATTGAAAAAATTGATAATGAGTGTAAGATAAATAAAAATAAGCCAATTATAGTTATCAAATCTACAATACCGCCTCTTACAACTGAGACACTTAGTCACGATATATCTCTTCCTCTATGCTTTAGTCCGGAGTTTTTAACTGAGGCGAATTCATTTGAAGATTTTAAAAATCAGACAAGAATTATAATTGGAGGGCCTAGACCTGCAACAGGAAAGGTTAAGCAGATGTTTAGAAAGGCATTTCCAACTGTTCCAATTATAAAGACTGGAACCAAGACTGCTGAGATGATAAAGTATTTTACTAACTGTTTTCTTGCAACAAAGGTAACTTTTGCAAATCAAATGTATGATATTTGTAAAATCTCAAATATCGATTATGACAAGGTGTGTGAATATGCGCTTTACGATGACAGAATCGGGAATAGTCATTTAGCCGTGCCAGGCCCAGACGGAGACAGAGGGTTTGGAGGACATTGTTTCCCCAAGGATTTATCTGCTATGATTTATGTTTCTATTCAAAGTGACATATCGTCAGAATTTCTACAGCAGGTGAATACATCTAATATATTGTATAGATCTAATAAAGACTGGCTCGAGATGAAAGGAAGAGCAGTTTCTGAAGATTGATGATTTGTATGATACTTTCTACAATTATACAATATAATTGATATATGAAATTTCCTACAAACAAAGAGCATGTATCGTTTTCAGAAATTAAATGCTGGAAAGAGTGTTCTTACCGACACAAGCTTTCTCACATTGAAAAGATTGATACATTTGAACCTTCACCATATCTAGACTTTGGAACTGCAGTTCATGAAGGATGTGAGACGCTTTTAGAGAAAAAAGATCTTGACTCTTATAAGCTTTTAAAAAATATCACAGATGCTTGGGACAAGCATGGTTTTGAAGATCCTAATTGGGTAAAAAATCAGCCTGGATGGTATAAATACGCACCTGTTGAGACGTGGTGCCAGTGGGCTGAAAATATGTGGGGAGAGATTCCTAAGTTTCTAGATGAGACATTTCCAGGGTGGGAATATGTTGCAGCTGAAGAGATGCTATACGAGCCTATTGAAAATAAGGATTTAAACTTTAAGGGATATATAGATGGAGTTATAAAAGTCCCTAATAAGAAAGGTGACAGTCATAAATACTGGATTATCGACTGGAAGACAGCCCAGTCATACGGGTGGAGAAGATCAAAGAAACAAGATATCTTAATGACCTCGCAGCTTATACTATACAAGCACTTTTGGTCTAGGAAGCACTCTGTTGAACTTAAGGACATAAGATGTGGTTTTATACTGTTGAAGCGCGGGGGTAAACCAGGCAGTGTCTGTGAGCTTGTAACAGTATCTGTAGGGCCTAAGGCCTTAGCAGCTGCAACAAAGATAATGAACAACATGATAGCTTCTGTGAGAAGGGGAATGTTTCTTAAAAATAGAGATTCTTGTAGATACTGTCAATTTAAAGATACAGAATATTGCACGTAATTTACTTGAACAAGATCAATCTGTAATATGTGATTATCATAGCACAGAGGCTTGAATGGGTAAAAAAAAGATACTAGTCATATCTGATCACGCGCTTTCAACATCAGGTGTTGGGACACAAACGAGACATCTTATTAACGGATTGCTAGAGAGATATCCTGGTGAGTGGACGTTTAGACAGTTCGGTGCAGCGCTAAAGCATACAGACTACAATACGGCTGTCGTCAATGAAGATTTTATAATTAAACCCATAGATGGTTTTGGTGATAAAGATCTTATTAGAATAACACTGGCGACAGAAAAGCCAGATATACTTTTGATTTTCACAGATCCCAGATTCTTCATATGGCTATTTGAAATGGAAGATGAAATTCATCAGGTTTGTCCGATAATCTGGTGGCACGTTTGGGATAATTATCCATATCCTCAATTTAATGATGTGCTTTATAGGTCTACAGATGTAATAAATTGTCACTCATATCTTACGTATGAGATGGTAAGTGAGAGGCATCCTGAAAAGACTAATTTTATACCTCACGCAATCCCAGATAATCTATTTTTTCCAATGAACAAGCAAGATATAAAAAGTCATAAGATAAACATGCTAGGGCATGACAAGAAAGATTGCTTTGTTGGAATATGGGTTAATAGAAATGCCAAGAGAAAAAGACCCAATGATGTCTTACAGGTGTGGAAAGAATTTTTAGATAAAACTGATGAAAAATATGGAAAAAGAGACAGCATACTTATAATGCATACTGACCCCTATGACCAGGAGGGTCCGAATCTTGTAATCACATCAGAATATCTTGGAATCAATAACAATGTCATTTTTTCTAATAGTCGGCTAGAGTTTGATAAAATGAATGTGCTCTACAACATCTCAGATTTTTGTTTTAACATAAGCTATGCAGAAGGTTTTGGTCTGCCAACGCTGGAGTCAATGTGTGCTGGAAAACCGATAATGGCTGTGAAAACCGGCGGATTATCACGGCAGGTTGTAGATCATAGAGACGGATCTGAGAATGGAATTGCAGTTGATGTAGAGTGTAGAACACTTGTAGGATCACAGCAGGTACCTTACATTTATGAGGATTACACAGGCAATGATACAATTGCAAGTTCAATATTCAAACTATATGAGATGTCTCAAGAAGATAGAGATAGGCTAGGAGAAAAAGCTAGGCAGTATGCCATGTCTGAGTTTTCATATGATAAAACAATAGATATGTGGCATAATTCTTTAACAGGCCTTTATAATAATTGGAAAAATGATTATAAGCGCTGGGAGATTAAAACCTATTAGGGATTTAGGATTTATCAATGAACGTTATCATTAGAGCGCCGCTTCTATCAATTAGTGGATACGGGGTTCACTCTAGACAAATATTTAAATGGCTCGATCAGCGAAAAGATGTCGTATTATTCTCTCAAATTGTCCAGTGGGGAAATACAACCTGGATGATAAATTCTGATGACCCTGTTATAAGTCGAATAGTCTTAACTTCGACAAACCAGAATGAAAAAGCTGATATATCATTCCAGGTCCAGCTTCCTGACGAGTGGGATCCAACACTAGCAAAGAAAAATGTTGGTGTATCTGCATTTATTGAGACAGACAGATGCAATCCTGAGTGGATAGCTGCTGCAAATAGAATGGATCTGGTAATAGTTCCTTCAAATCACGTTAAAAATATAATATTAAGAACTGGTGAGGTAAAGACAGAGTTAATTGTCATTCCAGAGTGGTATTTTGAAGAGATAGATAGAGATGAGATTAAATCTCTTGAAGTTAATCTTTCAACAAAATTTAATTTCTTAACAATAGCACAATTTACTGGAAATAATCCGATGACTGATAGAAAAAATCTTTTTTTTACTCTAAAGTGGTTTTGTGAGGCTTTTTCAGATGATCCAGATGTTGGATTGATTCTCAAGACAAATCATGGAAAGGGAACTCACATAGATAGACAGCTGTGTGTGAATAAGATTAGACAGGTACTGGGTGAGGTCAGAAAAGGCAAGTATCCAAAGATTCATCTATTACATGGAAATTTGTCACAAGCTGAAATATCAGGGCTATACAAGAGAGATGACGTGAAGTGTTTCCTTAGTTTGACACGAGGTGAGGGATTTGGACTCCCGTTGCTTGAGGCTGCAGCCTGCGAGCTACCAGTTATGGCAACAAATTGGTCGGCCCACCTTGACTTTTTAAATCTTGGAAAATTTATTCCAATCAATTATACGCTATCAGAAATTCCCGATGATAAAGCTGATGGTAGGATATTTTTGCCAGAAATGAAGTGGGCCTCTCCGTCTGAAGAAGATTTTAAGAAAAAGATTATAAAATTAAGAAATAAACCACACATTCCCACCAAGTGGGCAAAAGATTTGTCAAGTAGAGTGAGATCAAAATTTAACTCATCTGCAATAATGTTACAGTATGATGAAGCACTAGACAGGATGATTAAATAGATGAATACATCAGTGATACTGCTTTCTACAGCATGCATATCTCTTGTGTGCTTCTTATCTATATCAGTATACTTTAATTTTAAACACGGCATTATAATACTAAGAGTGCAAGATGCTCTTGAGCGATCTTTAGACATTCTAGATTCAAAATATAAAAATATTAGTGAGATCGCTGAAACACCCTTATTTTTTGATTCTACTGAGGTGAGACAGGTCATCTCAGAGCTTATAGATGCTAGAGAGTCAGTTTTATATGTCGCAAACGTTCTTGTCGAGATAGAGCAGAGCGATGAGACTAGCGAGGCAAAAGATGGCAATTAAAAAGATAGCCCGACGTCGACGGAAGAAGTCATCGACGAAACCCTACTTTGATAAGAATACGCATGCAGCAATAGTAAAATATCAAGGATCTACAACCGACTCACAGCGCCATCAGATCTATGTTAATGATATACTTCCTGCATTTGATAAGCTTGCTGAAAATTTGATATTTATCTATGGGTTTTCAAAGACGAGTGAATACTCATACGAGGTTCTCAAGAGCGACTGTATCTCTTTTTTATATGAGACTCTTGGAAAATTTGATCCAACCAGGGGAACCAAGGCATTTTCATATTTTAATGTTGTTGCTAAAAACTGGCTTATAATACAGAGTAAAAAGACAGCTAAAAATAGAAAACGTCACATTAGCATAGACGATACTGACAACGCGATAGATACTAAAAGTGAATATTTTGAGACATTCTCTGTTGGAGCAATGCAAGAGCTAAAGATACACAAGATTGAGTCAATGGAGAGCTTATTTTCTCTGATGGAAGAGATTAAATCTAGACTGAACAGTGATAATGAGATAGCGTGCATGGATGCTATCATAACTCTCTTTAATAAAATTGATGAGATTGATCTTCTAAATAAGCGCGCAGTGTTTGTCTACATGAGAGATTTATCAAACCTGAGTCCAAAACAGCTATCTATAGCAATGTCAACAATTAGAAAACACTATAGAGACCTAGTTAAAGATGACAGGTTTGACATATTTTTTGGAGTTTAGAATGTCTAAGACTATAGAAGATGCGATGGATGATGTTAAAAAGAAAGATTTAAAAATTGAAAAATTTGCTGACCTATTAGATTCTCTTGAGAGCACAGAGGATAAGAAGAAGCTTCTGTGGAAGGAGGTTTATGAGAATGCATTGAATGATAGAGAAAACGCAGGTGTGCTATTCACTGATCTACTCGTACAGTCACGGGGAAATGCATCAAATCACACAATGTTTGGTCCCATCATGTCCAAATATCTTGAGAGAATGGCGAAGTCAAATGATCAAATTCTTAGACTAGCTGAACTAATTGCAAAAGAGGATGATAGGCCTGTAGATGCAAATGATATATTTAACAGAATAAGTGATGTGTGACAAATGGTGAAAAAGGTAAACATCAGTGCATTTGACAGTCAGCAAGGCACAGCCGGAATGGGATCAGAGTTATCTGGCCAAGGCAGGAAAGATCGTCGACGCCATGAAAGCAGAATCTTTTATTCTGTGGCCGTGGTTGATTTCATATCTAATCCTGTCGAAGACCTCGCTTTAAACCCAGTCAATGATCCAGACATCACATATTCTCAATCACTTGAACGCGGCGTCAACAAGGTTACAAATCCTAGCTATGTTTCGAGAATGCCAAGAAACTCTATCATAGGCATAAGAACAAATGATAGGTTTCCATACGGGGCGACAGGCGGAACAAAACAGTATGAGATATTTTTTCCGTTTTTCTCTCCTCACCTCTCTCTTCCAGTCAAGCCAGGAGAGGAGGTATGGGTAATCTATGAGAATGCAGGAACCCCTGAAGGCATAGGGTATTGGATGACTAGAAAGTCTTCATCTATAGAGGTGGATGATATAAATTACACCCACACACCCAGAGAGACTCTCTCTCTTAGAAAAACTGAGTCTCCTGAGACTAGCAGCATCATAGCGTTTGAGGGAAACGACATAGATGAGTCCTATAACCCTATGGGATTTCCTCTTGGAGGCGGCAGAGTAAAAGCAAACAACTTAATTCCGGACATAGAGGGTATAAGTGCTTTTGAATATATAGTTGATAACTCGAATGCATACCAGACACAATTTACATCTGAACCAGTTCCAAGATTCAGCAAGAGATCTCCTGATTTCACGCTTCAGGGGTCAAATAATACGTTGATATGCCTGGGAGAGGAAAGGGGAAGAAATTCCGCTTCCGACGCCGCAGCAACCACAATCCCTGTCAAGGTTGCAGGAGATCCAGATTTGCAGGGAAGGGGAGCAATTGACATAGTTGCCGGAAGAAGTGTTCTTCTTAAGGCTCTAACAAAAAATGAAACAGTTAGAGATGCTGATACAATCTATACCACATCTGAGGCTCTCACAATAGATTCGGAGACAGGGTTTATAGCTAAAAAGCTTGACACGTCAGCTAATCCCACTCTTCCTGCAGCTGTCGGAAAAAATTCACGAGAGAAGGACGAGATTGACAAGACTCCCATAGTTACAGAGTCTAACACAGACGGAGATAACATCGCTGAAGGAGATCCTGACTTTATAAATGATCTTTCTAGAATCTATATCTCAATGAAGACAAGTGTAGATGAAAATTTTGAGATAGAGACATCTGATACTGCAATGGCCATGTCCGACGGCGACGTGCCAGGGATAGTTATAAAGTCTGACCAGGTGAGGATTGTAGCGAGAGAGGACGTCAAGTTTATGGTAGGGCCTGCAGATGATGGAGCAGCTATTGTTTTGAAAGCAGATGGAAATATCGTCTTTATTCCTGGTGCATCGGGTGTTATAAAGCTTGGCGGCGACGACGCTGATAAGGGTATATTGTGTACAGGAATACCGGTATCAGACGTTGGCGACTCTACAGGAGTTGTTGTACCTGCTGGCCCTCTTGGGTCTACATCAGCTGGCTTCTTTGGTCATACGCCTGGCGGTCCTTTTGGGCAATTTGCGACCAAAGTGGTTGTGAAGTAGAATGGGTTCGTTATCTGGAGACGTGTTAACAGTTCTTGATCCAGCAACTGGAAAGATAACAGACGGCGGCAGAGAATCTTTTATAGCTGACACCCAGGATATAATAGAGAATGGCCCAGGTTCAGAGGCAGGAATGCTTGGAATATCTGGAACCTCTGTAGTGTTTAACATAACAGCTCTTTCTGGAGTTGAAACACCTGATGAAATTGGTGCGTCTCTTGCTGATGCCTTTGGACGTGATACACTAGATGAGCATATGGAGGATTTTGAAACGTGGCATAATTTAATAGTTGATGGGATCTATGTTGATCTTGCGACTCAATTTGATATAACTAGTGACTATCCAATACTTCCGATATTCGATCCCACGTTTATAATTCCTATAATCATTGAAAAGATTAAGCTTGAGCTTGATCTTGACATTGACATTGACATCGATATTGATCTAGTCTTGTCGCTAGCGTGGGTCACGTGTATGGCTGAGGGTATGCCACACGAAGATTGTGAAGTTTTTCTGTGCATGGTTGAGTCAATTGGAGATAATTCAACGCTGAGGGAAAAATTTGAGAAAGAGCAGGATGATGGAACAACTCTTTGTGACATCTTTCCTATAACGATAGATTTCCCTCCAGAGTTCGTCTTGCCTACGCTGCCTGAGCTTCCAAGCTTTGCAATACCAGGGATTGGATTGCCAAGTTATGATCTAAGCATTCCTCCTGAGATTCCAGGAATACCTGCATTTTTCGTGGGAATAAATCTTGCCGTGGCACCCTGGTTTATAGATCTAGTTGCATCTTTTGCTATTGACTGGATGGAGCTCCTCCCTTGTATACCATGTCTTATAGAGTGGATTATTGAGAAGATAATAGAGCTAATTATGATGGTTCTCGAGGCTATAGCAGGCTATATATCATTTATAGCATCTATGATAGTGATAATAAAACAGATGGTGGTGTGGGTCGCAGTGGATCTTATCGTCGCAATTTTAGGTCCCGGAATGATAGCTAAGCAGGTCGCATCTCTTCTTGGAGCATAATATTAGCCATTAGTTAGCGTATATTCAACGTACAGCATATTTATTATCTGGAGGGCCTGATGAGCAAAAGAGATATATCTTTCCGTAGTGTGGGCGAGTTATCATCTGATCCTTCTCTATTTCAGACAGTAACTGAGATACCATACGGGATTAAGACTCCGCTGGCATTGGGGACGGGAAGATCTGGGATTTTTGAGATGCATTATGATCCTGTATCACAGCTGGAGGATAATTTAAAAAATCTCATTCTTACAAATAAAGGTGAGCGTCTTTGTAATTACAATTATGGCGCAAATTTAAGACCGTTAACTCTAGAGCTCTCATCTCTTGATGACTTTGATACAGTTGCGATGGAAAGCATAAGTCAGGCTGTTATAAGCCATATGCCATTTATTGAGTTATCATCTTTTTCTTCTGACTTTGGCGGCACATCTGAAGGAGCGTCACCTGGTCCCATGGATGGTGTAGCATTAAGCATGACGAGAATAGATATGCGTATAAAATACAACGTCCCACGTCTTCGAATAGCTGATAAGGTATTATCAGTTTCTATCTATTGTGCAGGATAAAACATGAGCGATAAAAAAAATCAGGTTAAAAGTGTAAGAAGGAATCAGAGATCGTATCTTAATAAGGATTTCGACGCATTTAGAGCTGAAATGGTAGAATATGGTCAGATTTACTTTTCTGATAAGATTAATGATTTTAGTGAAAATGGTGTCGCTGGAATGTTCATAGAGATGGCAGCGATGGTGGGAGATAACTTATCATATTATCTGGACTATCAATTTAATGAGTTAGATATCTTTACCGCAGTAGAGTCTAGGAATATTGAAAGGCTTGTAAGATCAGCTGGAGTAAAGATACGAGGTGCAGCTCCTTCGACCGTTGATGTTGATTTTTACCTTGAAGCTCCCGCTGTATTGAAAAATAATGAATATGTTCCTGATATCAACTCAATGCCTATAATTCTTGCTGGCACGATACTAGCATCGAGTTCGGGTATAAAATTTGAGCTAGCTGATGATTTAAATTTTACGAAGACAAAAGCAGACGGGACGCTAATAGCGTCATATGTCACGATGAAATCTAACGCAAATGGGAATCCAACATCATTTTCTGTAAAGCTAACAGGGCTGTGCTCATCAGGAATCACATCATCTGAGACATTTACGATACCTGACAAATTTGTCCCATTTAGAACAATAAAGCTTTCTAGTGCAAACGTCTCAGAGATTATATCTGTCTTTGACTCCGATGGCACTGAATATTACGAGGTTGAAGCGTTGACACAAGACACTGTGTATAAGAGAGTCGTAAATGATTCATATGATTCTGATCTTGTCTCTGAGAACATAGAGATGATTCCTGCCCCTAACAGATTTATAACAGTTACAAGTAGAAAGACTGGTTCAACTACCATAAGGTTCGGAGGAGGAAGCGCAGATTCAACAGACGATGATATAATGCCTGACCCAAGCACAGTTGCATTGCCTATGTTTGGAAAGAGAACAACGTTTTCTAGATTCACTCTTGACCCAAACAAGCTCTTAGAGACCAGAACGTTAGGAATCTCTCCAAGAAACACGTCAATATCAGTCAGGTATAGAGCCGGAGGCGGTCTTAATCACAATGTCGCAGAAAAATCTATAACAGCAGTATCGGTACTTTTGACAAAATTTAAAGCATCAGCCTCTGCATCAACAATCGGATCAGTTAGAACGTCAATAGAGGTGAGTAATCCACTTCAAGCAAAGGGCGGTGAAGCAGCACCGACTACAGATGAGATGAGGGCTACAGCGCTTGCTTTTAGAAATTCACAATCGAGAATAGTTACAAGAGAGGATCTTGTTGCGAGAGTCTATACGATGCCCATAAAATTTGGCAAAGTGTTTAGAGTGGGTATTAGAGATAATCCTAATAATCCACTAGCGTCTGTTGTTTCAATTATAAGCAGAGATTCAAGCGGAAAGTTGATCACGTCGCCTGATTCACTTAAGCTGAATCTTGTCACATATCTTAATCAGTATAGGCTCATATCGGATGCTGTTGATATAGTTGATACTCGTGTCTTAAACTTAAAAATTGAGTATGATGTTGTAGTCAATGCAACAGCAAATAAAAACCTTACGATTCAAAAAGTAAATGATGCTATTAAAAAATATATGGTTATTGAAAATTTTCAAATAGACCAGCCAATAGTGAAATCAGACATAATAAATCTCATATTAAATACGCATGGAATAATATCGCTAGTCCGGTTTAGAGTATCATGTTTATCTGGGTTAGTTGGAAAAAATGAGTATTCACCTGAGGGATTTTCAGTCGATGCAAATACAGATCGGGGATTAATAATTCCTCCGCCAGGATCTATTTTTGAGCTAAAATATCCCGGAGATGACATCGTTGGAACAGCGAGATAGACATGTATAGAATTTTAACAGCTAGCAAAGACACATATATCACAAATAAGATAATCAGCAATAACTTTCGTGCAACAGATGCTAATGTTGGTCAGGCAGCAACTCTTGATCTTTTCAAGCTATATGGTGAGTCAACGTCTGGGTCTAATGCATCTCCAATAGAGATAAGTAGGGCTCTAGTTAAATTCAACTTGGATCCCATTAGAAGGCTAACTGGATCTTTTTTAGATATAGGTCATTCATCATTCAAGTGCACACTAAAACTTTTTGACACATATGGTGGGCAGACAGTTCCTTCAAATTTCAAATTAATAGTATTTCCGATGTCAAGATCATTTGATGAGGGAATAGGAATGAATGTTGTAGATTTTTCTGATCTTGACTCATGCAATTTTTTAACAGCTTCAGTAACCGGAACAACGCCGGCTCTCTGGTATCACTCAGGAGCAAATAAGCAAGGATTTCTTGGGTCATCTGATATCGATATTATATCAAGCGGTACATTGAGTGGAAGTAGTGATACACAGAATATTAATCTATGGGCCGAGCAAACTTTTAGCACAGGAGAAGAGGATCTAAGCATAGATGTAACAAGAATAATCTCTGGAACACTTAATGGGCTTATTCCAGATCACGGATTTAGGATATCATATTCAGGATCCGAAGAGACAGATAAGACGACAAGATTTGTCAAGAGATTTTCCTCTGCACAGTCATCTAATTATGCGAAGAGACCAAGACTCGTTGTTCAATATAACAATACGGTACAAGATCATCACGACATTTTTCTATTTAACGTATCCGGATCACTATTCATGAACAATGTTGTGAGAGGTTCATATAAAAATATACTATCAGGTGCTTCGGCAACAAAAATCTCGGGAAATAATTCATTAATTTTAAGATTAAGATCTGGATCATCTGCAAGGGGAACATTTTTTCAGAAAATAATTACTGCGTCTCAGCACAAGATGGGAAACAATTTTATAACAGGAGCATATTCCGCATCATTTGCATTATCGGAATTTACATCATCAAATAATGGAGAAGTTAGATTTAATGGCGCGCTAGCAAGTGAAATTAAAAATGCAGGATCTGCAACATTCACTGAGATATGGGAGTCACTAGATGGAACTGTTGGTTACCTGACTTCAAGCTTCGTTATTAATAGCACAAAGAGAACGTCATTTAATAATCAATCTCGTAGACTTATAGTCAATGTAACAAATATGCAGCCTGAATACAAATTTAATGATGTCGTGAGATTTAGGGTGTTTGTAGAGGATGTTGACAGACCTGTAAAATATAAAAAGATTCCATTTGTAACAGATAGCCAAATATTCACCTCAATGTACTATAGAGTTCGAGATTGGGACTCGGATGAGGTCATTATTCCATTTGACACGTCAGGGGGGACGCTTTGTTCAACAGACTCAGATGGCATGTATTTTGATATTTATATGGACTCTTTATTTAAAGGAAGGCTATATGTGCTTGATTTCTTGATTAAAGACCAGGGTTTTGATCAGACTTTTACACATGTTTCTTCTAAATTTAGGATTGTATAGAGATCTAGGATTTAAATGTCAAGCAATAGAAACGTTAATAACACTGGCAAGCCAAAACTATTTAGCCCGTCTGTCTTGAGAGTGGAGACTAAATATGCACCTCCAATACAGGTAAAGCTGAGCACTCTATCTGACACAAATTTTGAAAGCACGTCATCATTCAGATACGATGATCCAGGTACTGGTGTAAAGTCTACACAAGAGATTCCTTTAGATTGGTCAAGATTTGAAAATCACACGTTTTTTAATTCAGCTCAGTCAAAAGTCAACATAGCATTTGATAAAATTATAAACGAGTATCCTTTTGACGGCAATCAAAAGGAGGTAGAGGCATTTGAAGATTCATTAACAGGATATGAAGATTACGTCTATGATCAGTTTCCTAAAAATAGAGGATTTTTATTATTTTCTGGGACATCTGCAACTGAAAATCCTGCCGGAGGATATGCGGCTCGATTAGGGACATACATAAAGGTGTTTGACAGTGCAGGAAGTCAATTTCCTGATTTTTCTAGAAAAAATAACGGTGCCCCTGTTATAGAATTTGGGACAAACCCATTCTCATTTGAATTCTTTTTCAGACCTCCAGAGAAAGCAAATTCACATAATGTAATATTACAAAAGAGAGATTCTGCAGATAAATCTGTTTCCTTGCTTCTTTATGAAAATGCACTAACGAAAACAGCAGATTTAATTTTTTCAGTTAACTCTGGATCTGCAAAGCTTGTGACAAGCGCTTCTATAGAGAAAGGAAAATTTAGTCACATATGTGCAACCTACGATAGAGATGTGACAAATAAATTGTTACTTTATGTGAGTGAATCTCTTGTTTCGACATCTTCAAGGTCATTTGAATTTGATACCTTATCGTTTGGAAGACCACCGCTGTATATAGGATCTGGATCATCTATCTCTATACCTTCATATTTTGACTTGGGTGGTAGTGAAATAACAACTGTGACGCCAGCTACGACACTATCTGGGGCTATAGATGAGCTTAGAATCTTTCACGCACCCAGAACGGTTGAACAACAGAAGTCTGAAGGCAGAAAAGATATATACGCTTCAGATGATCTAAAGCTTTATTTTAAATTTAATGAGCCGTCAGGATCATTTAACATACCCAACGTCATTCTTGACAGCTCAGAAAATTCTCTTCATAGTAGAGTTTCAAATTTTTCGCTGAGTCTTAGAAACACCGGATCATATTCAAACCCTATGACAAGCGAGAATCTTAAACGGTGCCCTATATTATTTCCTTCATATGCGCCAGTTGGCAATCTGAATACCGTTCTGCTTAGCAGCGCAAGCCTTTATGACGATGAGAATCCTAACCTAATAACAAAGATGATTCCAGTTCATTATCTCTTAGAGGGTCAAGCTAAGCAGGGGTTATCTACTCAAGAGGGTCAAATAGGAGATATAGTAA